ATCTCGCTTAGACTATCTTCATCAATCGTTGTGATTTCGAGGTCAGTTGCAATATCGATTGCCGTTGCAGCAACAGAGAAAATACCAGCCATATGATTCGCCGCTCCAGTACCTACAAGAATATCGCGTGTGACCTTCTTTCTGGATGCAACAGTGATACCTTTTATCACCTCACCATCATAATCGGCAGCCGCTAACTTAACGAGTTCTTCAGAGTCCTCGGCATAGGCAGTTACTTTAGTTTTGGTGATAGTCGCCTTGTCGAAAGTTGGCTCTGCGGATGCGTAATCTGCACCCTCTGCGGTATTGTCTCCAATTCCATACCCTGCAAGGTAAGGTTGATCGAAAGATTCTCCGCCTAAGAGAACTTTCGTGGATACACGATCGATAAGGGTGCTGACCTCGTTAAAAGTGGGACGGATGTCTGTGGCTTGATGCTTTGTTAGTAGAACTCCGGCGGACGCGATTGTCACGGAACGATTTTCCTTCAGGGCCTTACCGCGTTTTTCAGATTCGTTGACAGCAGGAGGGGTATCGATAGGTTTAGGAATACCTCTGGCTTCTGTTTCTCCATTATTTAGCCCAGCCAGTATTTCCGCCTTTTTATTAAGACTTCTTTCCTCAGTTTCAAGGGCAGCCAATTCAACTTGGATTTCATCGAGCTTGATGGTTGCGTCGTCTCCACTGAGTAAACCTCTGATCTCTAATTTACGAGCTTGTATTTCTAATAATCTTTTTTCCATTATGCTTTTCCACCTTTCAAAATTTAAAGATAAGTTTTTATTAAGAGTCTTTTCCTCATATCAGCATCATCCAATGCTCTTTGCGATTTGGCATCATCCAATGCTTTTTGCTCCTTCTCCTTCTCCAAGAAAAAAGAACTCCTCGCAGATATGTTTGTATCTGAGTAGGCCCCCATATCCACGGCGGCTACATCATATAGCTTTTTAAACTTAAGGATTGTTCTTGTCCGAGTGTCTTGATTGTAACTGTCCTCGGCAACAACAAATGAAAAGCTCATCTGGTCGATGGCACCCTCTTTAATTAGGGTGTACAAATCCCTTGCGGGAGCAATATTAAACAACTTGGCCTGAATTGTTAGGCCAATGTCATCCTTGGTAAGTTGAAGTGACCCTTTTCTTGTTCTGGCCATGATCATTACTGACTCAGAATGGTTATACCTAAATACAACGTCTGACATGTCACATCCATCGAGGGCTCGCGAGTCGATAACCTCATAAAACTTCATTCCGTCATATTCCCAGATAACTGTTGGTGAATTAAAAACTATCGCCCTGCCCTCGACCGGCATTTCATTGCTCTCGGGTGGAACTTGCACTGCTCTAATCTCCATGATCCGTTGTTCTTTCTTAACTTCCGGCATTAATATCAACCTCCTCATTATCAATTGGCTCTACAGTATCGACTACAGCAGTGTCAAGTCGTCTTATCGGCTTATCTCCGCCTTCAATTGGCCCTAGGTTCATAACTAAACGCCACTCATTCGGAGTCATGGCCCCGCGATCAACCATTTGCACAAGTTTTAGCTTTGTCTCCATCGACGCATATGCCAAATTGCTTGCTTCAAAAATAATACGGTTGCCAAAACCTCTTTCTCGGCGTGAAAAAAACGCCCTGGTAAAGGCGTTTGATAGCTGAATCACAATGGGTTCAAGTTCACTCTCATAGAAGGCGTTCCAATCATCCTCTGAGTACTTGTTTTGCACTATGGCATCATTGACACCATAGTATGATCGCAACCTTTGGATATACTCTTTCATCTGTGCGGCGTTGGGGATGTAATTATTATTCTTGACTTGCTCTAGATCATAGCGGGGATCAGATGCGGCAGCTCCACCCTCGTTTGAGATTGATAAGTAATTATCTACAAAAGGATTTCACTTGCATTTCCGTGTCTTTAGGTTGCAAGACAGCTTTAAACTTAAGTATCCATTTAATTACAGACGAGTTCTTTACCGCACTGACTACCCCTTGGTCAGTTGTGTTAATAACCTCCATGATGTTGTTTAAGGCGATGGTTCCTGACTCTCCGTAGAAGTCATGTTCATTAAAATCTTTTCGAAGATGGATTGTATCTTCGTATGGTACAGAAATATACTTTTCCAGACCTAAACATGAATTTTATTATCAGCATCTCATCTTTTTCAAGGAGTTCAACACTGCTATATGGTATTGGGTATACCTCGATTGGATACCCGTAATCATCTCTTTTGATATAAGCAAATGCATTATGATTAATTTCCCGTTGAAACGTCATTTTCGTCAGAAAATCTTGCATCGACATATAGGGATTTGGTTGCTCCAGTATATCCCGAATGTATGGGTCCGGGTTTATCTTCATTTCCTCCCCATATCCCCTGATATGCTTGGCATTTAACTTACCAATAGCATTCGCTTTCGGTCTAATGGCTGATCGCACAATGTCAGAATCAAAGATCTTCCCATTCCACGGGTAGAAGGTAGTGCTTGAACTATTGATTAGTTCGAATCTCTTCATGGCTGGATCATTTGGCTTTTTACTTCCAAACATTTTACTGAACAGACTTCTTTTTTCCAAGTTCTCACCACCTCTGCTTTAGGATTTGGCCAATTATTTATTACAGGGTACGTTTTCGATCTCTTTGCAAAGTAGTAATATTGTCTGTGCTATCTTGCAAGCATCTTCAGTATTAAACGCAACACTTCCCATCGTCCTCTTTTGCATTGCTTGTAGATGTTCGATTTGCTCTTGAATAACTTGTCGATAATCCACTAACTTCCACTCCTTAAATCATGTTTTGATAATCGTTAAACTTATCTTGCAACACCACATAGGCATCAAGCAGCGCTGCGGTACCGTCAACCCTCTGTCGTTGATTCCTAGTTTTACATGGTTGTATATTTAAATTCTTATCAACGTCTATGGCCGTGTTGCTCAAGCACCACTTGTCAATTGGGTTATTGTTATAGTTAACGATCTTAGCCTCCAAATCCGCCCCCAGCGCTTTCATTGGCGCGGATAAAGTTTTCTTACCCTGGATAACCGGAATCAGGGCATCTTTTCCGAAATAGGTCTGCATCTCCTGCACCCACATCTCAGCGCTCCATGAGTCGTATCCTGTCCATGGAATATATATCGGGACATCAAGATCGTTTTGAACTTCCAAGAACCATTCAGTAACAAACTTAGGGTTAACCTTATTAACCAGGAGTCGTCCTAAGTAATCCAAGATCATGCCACTTGTCGTAAGGAATCTTATCTTCCTTGGTCCTTCGCTCAAGCAAGTCCTCAGGTATCCAATACATCGATATAACATAGATCGTCGGATCGTTCGGGAGCATAAAAATAACCTTAGCTGCTGTAAGGTCCGTGGTGGATGATAAATCTGATCCACCTATTTCCGTATTTAGGCTTAAGAAACTTAATATCAAACTTCGCTTCGTTGTTGAGTTGCTCGAATGTCAACCAGGCTTCGCTAGAAGTCTCGCGAACATTAAAGTCCTTACAAAGCAGGTTTTTTTGCAACATCGGATTTGCTATGGCCCGTTTTACCTTGTCGAGTAGCTTCTGTTGATCCTTAATAGTGCCCAGACCTGGGTTTGCCTTCTGATGCATTGCCGGATCGGTCCACTCTTCTCGCTTGTCCAACTCATAAATAATAGCAAATAGGTGGTCATCTTCAAATCCTTCAATATCGTCTATGCACTTACTTGCAGCCTCATATTCAGTGTCAAACACAGCCTCACGCACGGTGCCGGCTGTCGTTGTTTCGAAGAACATTGGCTGTTCTCTGGCCGTCATGCCGTCATAGATAACATCGTAGAGGTCTTTGATCTTTCCAAGCGTGGATCTCGTCAGCCAATGCCGCGTGAGGATTAAGTCCATCCAACGTATCTGAGTCAGATCCTAGAAATTTAAAAAAGCTGTCGTTAAATTCTCCGACAAGCTCCGATACTAGACACTTTATTTTCTTTTTGAGTGCTGGGGATTTCCTTATCATTCGTTTGGCTTCTAGCCAGATTATTTTTGCTTGATCTTTTTTTGTAGCAATCGCGTAAATCTCTGGTCCTGCTTCTCCATCGGCGACCTGTAAGTATAGGCCAATGGCAGCCGATAATGTTGACTTGCCATTTTTTCTACCGACGATCAGGAGAGTCTTGGTATGCTTCCTCAGCCCGGTATCCTTATCTATAAAGCCAAACATGCCAGCAACTAAAGCTTTTTGCCATATTTCCAATAAGACGGGTTTGCCGCCCCATTTGCCCTTACTGTGCTTACAGTACTTTTCAATAAAAGTAATTGCGTGGTTCGCTTTGTTTTCGTCATAAATCCATTGCCCTGAAGGGTTGAGGATTATTTGTTCGAGTTTGAAGTAAACCTTCTTGATTTTACGAGGAACAACAACGGTCCCTGTTCTTATGTCGTTGCAATATCTGATAATAGGATTTTCGTATTTGTAAACTAAACTTTTACTTTGAACCGACGAACTCTTCAAGGTCATCACCCACTCCTGGGGAATTCGCCCCCTTCGGCAGTAGGTCAGATAGCTGTTTAATTATGGCCATGTGGTTTTTGATCATGGCATTGTAGATCTCTACCTCTGGGGATTTCTTTGTTCCCCATTGGTTTTCACCGTTTTTATATTCGGACATGACCCCTTCGAGGTTAATAGTTTCTTGTAGATCATCAAGGGTTACGGCCATAAAAGCAGCGTTCTTAATGAGCGATGAAACGGTATCCATAGTACTTTTTTCCATATCTTTGAATAGTCGCTTAAGTTTGGTCATCTCTTTCTTGATCTTGGCATCTTTTGCTTTCTTCTTTAAAATGGCCTCATCCTCGTCGAACGCCATTATTTACACCCCCTTTTGAGACTACACCCCCTCATAACGGCCATATGCGTTAAT